AACGGCTGCCATTATAAACGCAACAGCAGAAATGATTTCTGGAAAAGATATTATTATTGAAGATGAAGAAGATAGAGATTTAGAAGCTAGAGTAAGACTTCAGCATTTTTTAGATAGAGCAAATTCAAATGAAACACTTCATGAAGTTTTAGTTAAGGCTTCTTTTGACTTTAAATTGCAAGGTGCTTTTGCTCTTAATATTGTATGGTCAAAAGATAGAACACAAATATCAGAAATTTACCATGTTGATGTTTCTAAAATTAGATGTGCAAAGCCTGATGAATTTGGAAAAACTAAAGGATTTTATGTGAGTTCTGATTGGAAAAATACGAGAACAAATAAACCTTATTATGTTCCTGCTTTTAATTCTAATGATAGAACTTCAGCAAATCAAATAATGTACTCAGGACTTTACAGTCCAAATATGAATAGCTATTATACTCCAGATTACGTGAGTTGTAATAACTGGGCTTTAATTGATTCAAGAGTTTCTGAATTTCATCTTAATAATATTAGTTCTGGTTTTTCAGGTAGCTTTATGGTCAATTTTTCAAATGGCATTCCAACTGCTGAAGAACGTAACCAGATAGAACAAAGTTTAGCTGCTAAATTCCAAGGGCAAGATAATGCTGGAAAGCTAATTTTAACCTTCTCAGACGATAAAACAAGAACACCAGAAATAACACCAATAAGTCCTTCAGATTTGGACAAACAATTTTTAGCACTCCAAGAATTACTCACTTCTAACATCTGTTCAGGACACAGAATTACGAGCAAAACTTTAATGGGATTGGATTCTGGTAATGGATTTTCAAGCAATGCTGACGAACTTAATTCTGCTGCTAATTTTTATCATAACACAGTAATTGTTGGATTCCAGAATCAAATATTGAAAGTGTTACACAAAATATTTAAAGTAAACAATATGGATATGCCTGTACAGTTTGTTCAGCTTAAACCTATCACTACTAAATTTACAAATCAAGATCTTGCAGGTGTTTTAACTTCTGATGAAATACGTGAAGAAATGGGCTACGAGCCTTTAGATGTAGATGTTGAAGTTAGAGAGGACTTTAGTAAAGTTGGTATGATAGATGGAAAACCTGTTTTTAGCACAATAGAAGAAGCTGAAGCTCATGCAAAGACTTTAGGGTGTGAAGGGTGGCATACGCATCAATACGAAGGTAGAGCTGCTTATATGGCTTGTAAAGACCATTCAGAAGCTACAGAGCTTTCTAGCTTTATAGAAAAATTTGGTGAAGACATAAACCAAGAATGGGAATTAGTAGAAGAAGAAGTAGTAGATGGCGAACACCAAGATTTTGATTTTGAAAAAACATTAAATGAAATAGCTAATGAAAAAACAGAGTTAGCTTCTATGCCTAAAGCAATACCTAGTAGAAAATCTGAACAAGATGGAATATCTAAAAAGACTTATGATTATTTTAGAGTAAGATATGTTTATTCAAAAGATAATTTCTTAACTAACAAATCAGGAACTAGCAGGAATTTTTGTAAGAAAATGGAGTCAGCTAAAAAAATGTACAGAAAAGAAGATATTGTAAGAACAAAAAGCAATAGTGTAAATCCGGGATTCGGACATAATGGCAAAGATTACAATTTATTTCTCTATAAAGGAGGACCTCAATGTTTCCATTTTTGGAGTAGAAGAATTTTTAAAACAGTAATTGGAGAATCTAGAACTACAAAGATAGAAGATGCTGATTTAATTGGTTACACTAAGGCTAAGTCAGAAGGTTTTACTGCTGAAAAGAATGATAAATTAGTAGCAATACCACCAAGAAAAATGAAAAATAACGGATATTATAATTAATCATGTCATACGTACTATTTATATCAGAAAGCAAATTAAAAGATTCTACAGCTTTGAATCTCAATATCGACAATTCTATTTTACTCCCATTTGTACGTGAAGCACAAAAATTGAGAATTGAAACAGCACTTGGTACTGACTTAACCAATCATTTGAAAGATGAAATTATAGCAGGAACTTTAGCAGGAGCAGATAAGATTCTAGTTGATGATTATATTGGAGATTGTTTACCAGGATTCGCTGTGTATCAAGCTATCCCATATTTACGTTTTAAAATGGAAAATGGAAATATTTACTCCAAGACTTCTGAAACTGGAAATGCTTTATCTACAGAAGAAGCTCAACATTTACGAGAAGAAGTTTTAAATACAGCTTCGTACTATCGTGAAAGAATGATTGAATACATATGCAACAATACATCTTTATTTCCTGCTTACTCGACCAATACTGGTGCAGATGTAAATGCTTCAACTGAAAATTTCTATAACGGAATGAATCTTGATAGACCTATAGATGGAAATAGATATACTTTGAGAAACGTAATAGGCAATCTTAATTCATGAAAAAGCACTATAAAACAAAACCTAAGAATATAACTAAATTAAAATCCTACTTGGATAAAAAAACTATAAAAAATGACCGACCTAAAAGACACTCTACAAGTAGGGCTAGCTAATGGCGTAGGTATTGGATTCAGTATTATTGATTTCAATGAATACCTTACTCTAATTTCGCTAGTATTAGCGATAGGATTTACAATTTATAAGTTTATGAAATTCAACAAGGATGCCTAAGAAAAAAAAGCTAAATAGTTTAAACCCAATTTACAAACCAGAAGCCATAAAAGATGATAAAGTGCTTAGGAAGTTTATTAAAGAAGTTAGGGGTGTTAAAATATACGCAACCTATTCAATCTAATTTGGATTCTATCAATCTTCTTCTTATTCGAGATACATTTACAAAAGAATCAACCATTGGAGAGCTTTTCTTAAATGGCGAAAGGATGTGCGATACCTTAGAATTACCATGGAAAGATAATAATAGAAATATATCTTGTATTCCTGAAGGTGTTTACAAGGTCAGATTAAGACTACCAAGAGAATCAGCTACTAGAGATTACTTGCATCTTTTAATTCAAGATGTGCCAAACAGAAATTTTATACTTTTTCATCATGGAAATTATGCTAGAGATAGCAAAGGATGCGTATTGTTGGGTATGGGATCTAAACAAGACTTTGTTGGAAACTCTGTTTTAGCAATGGATTTACTTATCAAAGAAATCATAAATTTGGGTGGAACAAATATTAATTTAATAATCAAAAATAAATAATCATGAAAAATTTTTTATCAAAGTATTTAATCGGACAAATGTTTAAGTCTAAAAAGTTCTGGTATGCTGTAAGTTCTGTAGTAGTACCTGCGTTAGTTAAATTTTTAGGTGTAGATGTTGAAACTGCTAACAATCTATTTATAGCACTCCTTACTTTATGTGGCGCACAAGGACTTGCAGACGTTGCTAAAAAATAGTTTGGCACAAGAAGGAAAAAGACTAAGACTGTCCTCTGAAGAAGTTGAGATAATCAATGAGTTCAGAGGTCAGGACTTAGCAAACATTAATGGCAATACTGCTTTAGATATACACCTTAAAGAAAGAGGAATAGATAAAAGTGATATTGTAAGTGTTAAGCATTGGCAAAATATGTCTGGCGATTTACGATTCTCTATAGTTACGAAACAGCAATACGGAACGGATCAAAATGATTTGCTTGAAGATATTAAAAGTCTTATAGAAAAACATTCTCCAGAATATCCAAAAATTAAAAGAACTCAAGGTGAACATTTATTAGTAATAAACCCTGCTGACATTCATATAGGCAAACTTGCAGTAGCTTTAGAAACAGGTGATGAATATAATACTGAGATAGCCTACAATAGAGTTTTAGAGGGTGTTACAGGGCTTATAAGCAAAGCTCAAGGGTTTACTATAGATAAGGTATTATTTTGCGTAGGGAATGACATTTTACATATTGATAATGTTTACAATACAACTACAGCAGGAACTCCACAAGATGCTGATGGCAAATGGTGGCAACACTTTGAAGTTGCTTTAGAACTATATGTTAAATGTGTTGAAATTCTTAGACAGGTAGCACCTGTAGATATTGTACACTCTATGAGTAACCATGACTATCAGAGTGGATTCCATTTAGCACATTCATTGAAGGCTTGGTTTAGAAAAGCTGATGATGTTACATTTGATATATCAGTAGCACATAGAAAATATTATAAGTATGGCTTAAACCTTATAGGGCTTGAGCATGGTGATGGTGCTAAAATGGATAAGCTACCAATGTTAATGGCTAATGAAAAACCAAAAGAATGGTCTGAAACAAAATACAGATATTGGTATCTACACCATATACACCATAAAGTTAAATATAAATGGTTAGATGCAAAAGATTTTATAGGTGTAACTGTTGAATATATGCGTTCACCATCTGGAACTGATAGTTGGCATAATAGAAAAGGATTCACAGGAGTGCAAAAAGCAGTAGAAGGATTTATACATTCAAAAGAATCTGGACAAATAGCTAGGCTAGTACATTATTTTTAATGGATAAAAACCCAACAGTCAAAGTCTTTGTAATTTATATGCTTATTATCTTAGTAGTAATATTGCTTAATTTATAGCACCCTTTAGCCTTTTAAGGCACTTTCACATCTTTTTAATAGTAATATACTAGACAAGCTATAAAGTTTGTCCTAGATACAAATACATAAATTGTTAATAACTCTTATAATAACTTTGTTGAAAACTAATTTATATTTATATCTTTGCCATAAGTTTAATTAAAGAAATATATATGAAAACAAACTTTAAAATGTTAGAAGCTACAAATAAGCAAGAAGCTATTATATCAATTGTTGATGTACTTACTAACCGACCACTATGGATAAACAAATGCACAAGCGACTTATTTGCAGTTATGGACACGCTTTCAGTAAAAACTGCAGAAGTGCTACTTTATCAAATTAGATTTGAGCAAGTTAAGAATTTATTTATTGAATTAAAAAAAGAGTATTATAATTCAATTGACTGGGGTTCTAAATTTTAATAATATGAAAACTGAATTAAAATGTGAAGACTACTACTTTTATCCTAATGGAGAATATAAATCATTTTCTAAATGGGATAGTCAACTTTATTGTTTCGATAATGACTGCAATCAAATCAGTACAGCGGTTCGGATATTCGGTACTCAAAAACAAATAGATGCAGCCTTTCAAGATATATGCACTTTAACAAAGCAGAACCTTGATGAATGTTATACTTATGAAATTGAAAAAAAAGGTTCGTTTCATTACAATAAAGAACACAATAAAATAATTGCTAAAAAGCTTGAGCAATACAAAGAAGCATATAAAATAAATAAAAAAGCTTTAATCTTAAATTTGAAATAATGTTAAAAGTAAACAGATACACAAGAGCAAGTAAGTATGATGGGAAAGCAATATATTGTCCTAAATGTAATGCTTCTAATAAAGTATATCACTTTTGTTGGTCAGCAATTACTTGTGGGGGGTGCAAAGAAATGATAGATAAAACAGATTGGAATTTAAAAAAAACTAACTAACTATATAAAGTTAAAATAATTTTATATTTTTAACAAAACTATTAACTAAATTATTAAATATGAAAACAATTAACATTCATGGGAAACAATATGTAGAAGTAAAAGAAAGGATTAAGCACTTCAGGGAGCATTTTAAAGATTGGTCTTTAACTTCAGATCTTTTAGAATTTAGAAGTAAAAGAAAGGATTAAGCACTTCAGGGAGCATTTTAAAGATTGGTCTTTAACTTCAGATCTTTTAGAATTAACAGACGAAAGGTGTGTCATTAAAGCAACAATATCAAATGAGCAAGATAGAGTTCTTGCTTCAGGAATTGCTTATGAAACTAAAGGAAGTTCTTATATTAATAAGACATCTTTTGTTGAGAATTGCGAAACTTCAGCTTGGGGTAGAGCTTTAGGAAATCTAGGAATAGGAGTAGAAACTTCTATTGCAAGTGCTGAAGAAATACAATACGCTAAGGCACAAGATAAACCTAAAAAACTATCTAAAAGCAAATTAGATGATGGTCAGTTACAGGCTATGATAGTTGCTATTGGTGAAGGTAAACAAGAAACAGTAAAAGAAAGGCTGCCAAAATATAAGCTAACAAAGAAACAGCAGAAAACAATAGATGACCTTTTATCTGCTGATAAAAAAGAAGAAGAATTTAACGGAGTTTCAGGAATTATAGATGAATTAAATTCAATAGAAGTACCAACAGATTTTAAAAA